ATGTTGTTAACAAGGTTTTTAAATATTCAAGATATAAAAGTTAGAGAGTATTTAGGTCTTCCAGTACATGAAGAAGCTATGATGACTGATGCAAAGCTCCGTATATTATTAAAGGGAGCGCTACCAAAACTAAAGGAAACAGTTCCTAAGATGTATAAAGAGAATGTAAAGAGATTGGCTGAACTTGCTGTTGAATTAGAGATTGAAAGCTTACCAAAAATCAATTATCTTAAAGAACAGTCAGGTATTGATATTTACAAAGCCATTCAGATGAAGAAAGAAAATGAGGAATCTCCGGTTGTTAAATCAGGGTAAGGGGGTTAGAACATGGGAACTCCCTATAAGGTAGTATATGACGCCTTTTTAAGCAAGGTAAATGATCCTTTCTTTTTACAATTAGATAGAGAAGAGGCGGATATGGAATTCTTAGCCTATTTAGATCAGGCAATACCATTATTTCTATACCCTAAAGTTGATTTAGATGATAGAGATAATGATTTACAAGAGTTTAGTGCTATTCTAACTGTTGCTGAAATTCAGATTATATCAGAGATAATGAAACTAAAATGGGTAGAACAACAGATTGCAGACGAAGAGTTAATTAAAATGCAATATAGCGACCATGATTACTCTCTGATGTCTCAAGCCGCACATTTATTTCGTTTAATCACTTTAAAACAAGAGATTGAAGGAAATGTGAAGCGTATGCAACATGTATATACTAAAGTAAAAGATAGAAAACCTGATTTTAGTGGGCTAGCAGGGAGGTAAAGGAATGAAGTATGAAATTTTAGTAGATTGTGATTTCTTTGATTCTTGGACTGATAGATTTAAAAAGTGGAAGAAGCAAACTACGCAAAAAGAGTTTAATCAAGATACAGAGTTTCTAGCCTCGTTAATAGAGAATTTTTTATTAACTACTGAAAAAAATAAAGTGATAGTAGGGAAGTATAATAATTTTGATATACAAGTTTATAATGGGTATATAAATTATATTAAGAATCAAATCTATAAACTCTTACCTCTTTTGGAAGAAAGGGGAGAGTGGCGGAAACATTTAGATACCATTATAACTGAGATTACTGGCACAGATGCGATATTCTCTAATACTATTAACTTTATTAGTTTACTAAGTAAGTTAGAGACTTTAAAACAATGTCCTGATTTTCCTCCACAAATGACAGAGAAAGAGATCAAAGAGCAGCCAGAGTTTATTCTATTTAGAAAAACTATATTTGAAAGTATGAATATAGCTGAGAATTTAACTTTGGCAGGTGATCAACAAGATGAGTGATTACTTTGAGCGTGTTTATAGACGCCGAAATAGATATGACCCTGAATCAGACAAGAGTAAGGTTATAGAAAGAGGTATAGCAACATTTAACCGATACTTAAATGCAGCTGCCACTAAAGAAGTTATTATATATGATGATAAAGAAATTACAGTTTCTATACAAACAACCTCTCAAGATGAAATTGGACAAAGGTATGAGAAATTACTCTTAGCCCCATTGGATAGTAACTTAGATGTTGGTAGTATTTTCCAATGGCGGAATGATTACTGGTTAATTTTAACAGTAGAAAATATGAGTATTCCTACACATATCAAAGGTAAAATTCGTCACTGTAACCATGTTTTGAAATGGTATCATGGTGATACATTATTACAGTGTCCCGCCCATGTTATTACAAATCGTGGGCTAGGAGTACAAGAAGGGTCAACTGCTGGTATTGCTATGACAGAGCCGTCTCTTAATATTGTTGCTATTGTACCTAATACTGTATCTACCGCTACGATTAAAAGAGATCAAAGATTTATTATTGATTCTTTAGCCGCGCGAGTAATGAGTATTGATGATGTGTCAGTTACTAAGCTGCGTATTATCACCATGAAAGAAGACCTTATTGATATGGGTAGAGATGTTCCAGGTGATTCTATTGCTGATGTATATATTGCTGATGTAGAAACTGGGCAGGTTGAAGTTGATGGTATTACTTACTCTATTGAAGGTAGTAATTTCATTATCTGGAATCAATCTGAAGAGTATGTTGCAAAAGTCGGTAACGATGTTGCAGGCAATGTAGTATTTACTGGTTTAGATGATAACTTAGCGACAGTAACTACAGAAGAATCAGACAATCCAGCTGAAGTGCAAGCTAATAATGATGGTATTACTGGTTCTTTTGATTTACAATGTCATTTTGTAGACCAAGATGTTACTGTTGTCAAAGCTATTAATATCATCAGTCTATGGGGATAAAGGAGAGTGGTAAAAATTGAGAAAAGTGGGACGGTTTATAGAGTTAGGGAATGTTTTGCAGAAAATCACTCATTTTTTAACTGATGTTAATAATCCTGATGTTGAATTGGCTACTGCTTCACAGAACATTTGTAAACTTTTATATTATACAGAGTCAAACCCACTTAGTCAGCCACAGGAACCACGGTTAAATCCCGAGCATCCAGCTCCACTATTTGATAATATACAAGATGTGAGGAATCATATCATTAATAAAAGATTATTATTGGTGCCTCGATTATTTGTTCCAGAAGAGTTAGGTGCTTTTATTATTGTCCTTATAAACAACTTTAGTTTAAGTGAGAATAAGGTGTTTAAAGTTAATCAATTAATCTTTGATGTAATAGTGCATCATGATAGTTGGCTATTGGATGATAATTTAAGACCCTTTCTATTGATGCAACAGATTGACCGCATTTTTAATAATCGTAAACTATCAATAGGACAAGCTGAATTTAATGAAGGTAGAGCTATCGTACTCACCCAAGAGCATTTAGGGTATCAGCTGGTGTATAGTAATGTTACCTTTAACTAATGAAGATAAGAAAGCTCGTAGTTTATGTGGTTTACCTATTCCTGTTGGAGGTGTTGATGTTCACCCATTGAAAGTAAAAGATGTAGTTTTAGTGGGTGAAGACTATTATCAGTATCAGTTGAGTTTAGTGACGATGTTCAAAAAAGTTATACAGATTCGTTCAAACTTGGAAGATAGTGATTTTGCACAGATAAATGATTTTGTATTGCTTTTCTATATTGTAACAATGCATCCATCTATAAAAGATGAAGTACAACTTGCAATAGAATTTTTTCTATCAGATGGATATAAGGCAGATATTAATGTTGACCAACTCACTATTGATATATATAATGCTGATGATCAGTTGTTAGCACAATTTAATGAAGAGCAATATTTAGAATTTATTGAAATTATAAAACATCAGAATTATTTGGACAAACAAGATGATGATGATATTAGGCCCGCTGATGATGCCGCTAGAGAACTTATGGAACAACGAAAGCGAGCAAGAGAAATGATAGCAAAAGCCAAAGGTCACAAAGGTGAGAAACTTTCCTTAGCAGACTACTTGTCTATTGCAAGTGGTAAATCTCTAAGGAATAATACTCATTTTTTAGATATTACTATATATAGTTTTTATAATTATCTGGAGAGGCTAATGCTTATTGAAAACTATGACGTTTCTTTAAAACAAATATTAGCGGGTGCTGATGCTAAAAAAATAAAAATAGACCATTGGGCTAAAAAGCTATAAAAGGAGACACTAATCAAGGAGGAGATTTAACTTATGGGAGATAAATTTGGTGTTAAGGAAGTAATGAACGTAACTTTCTACAACCTTTCATCATGGAAGCCAGAGTTGTATCTTGATAGTTTAAAACTATCTAACTTAGAAAATACAGCTGAGCAATCATTGGCTCGAGGCGGACATGGCAACCCTATTTTAGTAACATGGGATTATAACAGGGAAGCTAATTTTGAAGTACAAGATGCTTTAATGACTATGAAATCATTGTCAATGTTAGCTGGAACTCAACTTAGTACAGATACTGATACTGTTCTTCATGCTAGAGAAGAGTTAGTAGTTAATGCAGCATCGCAAGTTACAATTAGTAATCCACCTGTAGATGGAGATGCAACTGATTTACTATTTGTTTACGCTGCTGGAGATGATGGTGGTACTGAAATTGGTGTAGACAGCATTGATGGTACAACCGTTAATTTAGCTTATGGTGAAGGCAGTGGAGAAGGGGACATTGTATATGTTTACTATCCATATAACACATCAGAGTTAGAAGACAGACCTCAAATTGTAACTATTGATTCTGATACATTCCCTGGATACTACAGGGTTGTTGGGGACACTTTCGTCAGAAATGCTAGAACTGGCTTAGACGAAAAATTCCAATTAATCGTAGAAAGAGCAAAAATTATGCCTGGCTTCACAGTAACAATGCAGGCTGAAGGAGATCCATCTGTATTTGACATGAATTTAATGGTGTTTAAGCCCGCCGATTCTACTCAAATGATTAAGATGGTTAAGTACTAAAACACAGCTTATTGAGAAGTACCTTAAGGGGAGAGTTCGCTCTCCCCTTTTTATTTTAAAAGAATAAAGGGAGGAAATTGTGATGGAATTTGGAATTCATGGAAATGCTAATTTAGTTTTGTTAGATCATACATCGAAACCTGTGTTATTTTTGCCACAGGTTCTATTTTCTAATATTGATTTCCAAGGGGCTTATGTAGATGCTTCAGGCGGTCAACAGAATATGCAATTAATGGGATGGAGTGAATCAGCAACTGCTAATTTTGCTATACATACTCCAATTTTTTCTATGAGATTGTTAGAAATTGCATCAGGTAGTTTATTGAACAGAGTTAGTCAAACTGTTCATAGTATTGATATTATAGAACTTGATTTAGAAAATAAAGGTAAGCTAGACTTCCTACCATTAGATAATAAACCATTCTTTGTGTTTGAATTAAATCCAAGTGGTAAACAAGTGGCGAGTGAGATTCAGTCTGATGATTATAGCATGGATGATAAAGAAATTACAATTACTAAGCAGCTTGCAGGGGATTGGATTCTAGTTTACTATTATTATACATCAGAAGTAGATATGGTAGAGATTGGTAAATTTATGAATAAGGGTTATTTTACTATTGTTGGTGAGACCGTAGTTCACAATAAAGAAACTGGTGAAGAGGTATTATTAAAGTTTGAGTTTCCAAAAGTAAGTATTAAGAATCATTTTGATTTAGACATGTTAAATGCTAATAATCCTGATCAAGTCTTTATAATAGTTTGTAGTGCTGTTGTAGAGGGTAGCAAGGATAAAGTTTTAGCAAGAATTTTTACACCAATAGATGAATAAAGAGAGAAAAAGGCGAATGTAGCGGGAAAGCTCTCTTTATTATCATGGAGCTTTTCCGTTTTTTTATTGTCATTTAAAGGTATAAAGAGGTGATGCAATGACTTGGTATCCGTATGATCAGCTAGGTCCACGATATGTTCATACTAATTATAATAGTTTCATGTACGGAATGTCAATGGGTAGTTTTGGTGATCATACTGCTCTTATGGATATTGCTTTAGCAGATGCAATAACGAGGCAACGAGATAGGGAAACTGAAATTGAAAATTTATTTAAGGAAATTATTGGTGAAGGATTTACTTTTGAGGAGTTTGGTGAGCAATATGAAGAGGTCGTAACTAAGTATGCTTATAATACATTAGCAGATAATTATGTTACTGCAAAGGGACTGAAACCAAGGAAAGATAAACATGGGAGTATTACCAGTCTTGCCTTTAGTACTAAACATTTAAATGAAAATTTTAAACTTTTAGAAAATGTAACGGATGCTGTGACTGAACTTCTACAGGAATTTACAAAAAAGGGATATATTGAAGCAGATGGTGTAGCGGCTATACGTCAAAGATTACATGGACATTTAAATTCTATTAGTGGTAAAATTAAGGACTGGAAAGATGGCGGCAAAAAAGGTGATTTGCCGTCAATGTTGTATGGCACTGTTATGAATTTTAAAGGAGCTATTAAAGAATATATTGAACCTATATTGCATAATGCTACTTTAGATGAAATCACCAATGGTTTAATAACTGCTGGACAAATGAAGGGATTTAAGGTAGAAGCTGTTGGTGGACCTGGTAAACCCGGAGCTGACGCAAAAGCATTAATAGAAACCGGCGGTAAATCACTATCTTATGGATTGAATATAAAATCTGCAAGTCGAGATACATTTAAAAAACATGGTGTTGGATTGTATAGGACAGATAGATTAATTAATTTAATCGAACATATGCAACGATATGCAGAATCTTATGAACCTATAAATGCTTTTACTTATTACTTAATAAATGTATCTAGAATGATGGGAAGAAGAATGACGGCACAACAAGGGCCTGGAGGATTGAAAGCTACATCGGAAGGGCGAACATTAGTACATAGTATTATAAAGGCCTATGCTCCTTTGTTCATTGGAGAAGATGATCCACAGATACCAGAAGAGTTTAGGCGCGCCGATTTTCTAGTGTTGCAAAATATGTTTATTCGAAAATCTGTGATTTTAGAAGAACTTTCTAAAGGTCGTGGATTTAGCATTGCCTTAGAGATTACATATGACAAAACATATGATTGGCACAAATTTGACTATGCTAAGAGAATGCATATGCGAGAAGCAGATGGTGACTATCATTTTGTAGCTAGTCGTTACTTTGTAGATAGAGGCGTAGAAGCTATGTTGAATCAAGCAGCTACTATTAAATTAAAAATGTTAGCTGGCTTTAAATATTAATTAGAAACTAAGGAGGAATTGTAATGATTAGTTTAAAGAATTTAAAGGAAGACTTTGAATATCCTGATGCTAAGGTTGTTGAATTTGAAGAGGAAATGTTATTTGTGAAGCAATACTTATCTGCTGCAGACAAATATGGATTAATTGATAGGTGTCTTTTATCATTAAGACTACATGAAAGACCATTAAATCCTGTTTTATCAGAAATATTATTTGAGGTTGAATTAGTACGTGCATACTCAAATATTAGTTTTGAAGAGTTCAGAGATGGTATATTCAAAGAACATGACGTACTTAACTTAACTGGCTTAATTGATTTAGTTATTAAAAATATCCCAGTAGAAGAGTATGAAAATGTTTGTGAAATGTATGAACAAGCTCTTGCTGAAGCTAAGGAATATCATCAAAGTTTAGTGAATTTAGCTAATAGTATTATTAGTGGGTTGGCTAGTTTGACTGTAGAGGCTAATGAAGAGTTAGAAAATTTTGATGTAGAAAAATATGAGGCAGTTGCCGGAATTCTAAAGAAACTTACAGATGAAAAACATATATAGAGAAATATAAATTCTTACGAGAATAAGGTGGTGAGAAACATTGGCAGATAGAGTTTTAAAATTTGGAGTTGATATTTCAGAAGCGCAAGCTAAATTGGCATCCTTAAGACAAGTTTTTGAGCAGTTAAAATTAAGTGATGAACTTGGCGAGAGTATGTTAAAACAATTTAGTAAAATTGAAAGTAAAATGCGTGAATTGGCTGAAATTGAGCTAACTCCTGACTCTGATGAAGAGACATTTAAAAGATATACTAAATTAACTGCGGATATTAAAAGAGATACTAGTGCTTTGGCGGAAAACTTTAGTAAAGCTAATAGAGAACTACGACTAGGAATGGATGTATCAGCTCAGCATCTTACTACTCTTTCAAATATTGAGCGACATGCAGAAAACGTTCGTGAAACATATCGACAACAGAAAGAGCAAGTACAAGCACAGTTAGAAGTACTACAAAAAACAAAACATGGAAAACAAATCTTAATTAGAGAAGGATTAATTGGCAGTGAGAAACTAAGTCAACAAGAAAGAGAAAACGCTAAAGCAAACCTAGAATCTAATGAGGAATTGCGTGAAACTTATCAACAAATTTTAGCACTGCGACAAGAAATAGATGATATCGAAACAAGGGAAGCAGCAAGTGAAGTAAAACTTGAAGCACTAGAAAAAGAAGCTAAACGTCACGAGGATAAATTAAATATTATTAGAGAAGTGGAAACAGCTCAACGAGGAGTTCGTGAAGTAACAGAGGAAATGGACGAAACTGCTAGACGTGAAGCAGACCATTTTACTCAGCAGCAAAAGAAGAAGGAAGAAAGTTTAGATGCAGTTTCTAAACAAATTGGCACTATAACAGAAAGAATGAAACGGTTAATCGAGTTCACTGTTGCTGCTTTTGCTTTACGACAACTAAGAAGATTTATACAAGAGGGTTTAAGATTTGTTAGAGATTTAGATAAATCACTAACTGAAATTGCTACTGTAACCCATCAAACTCGTCAAGCTATGTGGCAAATGGCAGAAGAATTTAACCGCATGGGTCGAGAGCTTGGTAGAACTACTAATGAAATCGCTCAAGCTTCTGTGCTTTTCTATAGACAGGGTCTACAAACACATGAAGTGATGGAAATGGTGCGAGCTTCTACCATTTCAGCTGGTATTGCTAATACAGAAACTGCCGAAGCAAGTGATAGGTTGACAGCGGCTTTAAGAGGTTTTTTATTACCTGCAAATGCTGCCATGAGTGTATCTGACAAATTAGCTGCTCTTGCTGCTCAATCAGCGTCATCATTTGATGAATTATCTTATGCCATGACTAAGACGGCTGCTTCAGCGCACGTTGCTGGTATTGATATGGATCACTTATTTGCGTATATTGCTAAGGTTGTGGAAGCTACCCGTTATGAAAAATTGGCGGCCTAGTAAAGTAATTTACTATGGAAAAACCCTTTGAATTTGGGAGACGTCTTTGAAATTTCTTTGAATTGAGCGAAAGGAGAGGTTTTTATGAGTAGAAGTAATTTAAGAGGTATTTATAAGATTATTTGCTTGAGTAATAATAAAGTTTATATAGGGAAAAGTATAGATTTGCACTATCGTTGGCTTAAACATCTTAGTGACCTAAGATTAAATCAACATCATTCAAAATATATGCAAAATAGTTTTAATAAATACGGAGAACAAAATTTTATATTTGAAATTATAGTGCAAAATTCTAATTTTTCCTATGCTGACTTACAAGATTTAGAAAAACAATACATTGAACAATATGGCTCTTTTTTAGATGGTTTTAATGAAACAGCAGGAGGGGAAGGAACTACTCAAAGACAATTTTCTAAAGAAACTCGAAAAAAATTATCAGATAATGTTAAAGGAGAAAAAAACCCAATGTATGGAAAAGTTGGAGAGTTAAATCCTAATGCAAGACTATCTAAAAGAGAAGCAATGATGATCTATGTATATGTTAATTCTGACCATTACCCTAGAATTACTCAAGAGGCAGTTGCACAATATTTTGGAGTAGGTAGAGATGTTGTAAAAAGAATAAAATCTTTAAAACAGCATAAATATTTAAAAGAAGAGATTACTCCTGCAATGCCTTTATGGAATGAGTTATTAGTTGAATTCAAAGAAATTTTTAAAGATAATCCTCAAGCCAAGTCTCGGAGATATGGTCCGAGGAAGGTTTAACGACTATCGAAACCACTGCTACAGAGCAGGAAGGGAGTAGAGTAGATTGCAAGCGATTGGCAATCGAAGCGGAGGGACTCCTATAAATATAGGAGTGTGATATAGTCTGGTCTACACAGTGATGTGTAGCTGTTTCTGACCCTAGAAACGGACAAAGTCTAGCGAACTTTGTTGAACACAACGGAAGCACCAGAAAATATTGGTACTGCCTTTAAAACTATTATCGCGCGTATGCAACAGGTTAAAGAGGCAGGAGTTATTATTGAAGATGGTATTGAAACTCCTTTAAATAAGGTTCAAGAGGCACTTGAAGCTGTTGGTGTAGCGCTACTTGATCAAGATGGTCAACTTAGAGATTTACAAGAAGTATTTGAGGATTTAGGACAAGAATGGGATGCATTAGATAGAAACGCTAAAGCTTACCTAGCGACTATTCTTGCCGGTAGTCGTCAGCAATCTCGTTTCTTAGCGCTCATGAATGATTGGAATAGAACTGTTGAATTAGTTACTATATCACAAAATAGTGCTGGTGAAGCTTCAAAGCAATTCCAAACTCATTTAACTGGTATTGAAGCTTCCTTAGCTAGATTGAAAGCGGCTCAAGAAGAATTTTTAATGGGATTAATTAATCCTGAGCACTATAAAGGTGCCATTGATATGCTTCGTGAGTTATTGGCTATATTTAGTGGTATCCCTCCAGTGTTAACTCTTGCTATTGGTGCAATGACGCTTTGGATAGCTAAAATTATTGCATCTATTGGGTTTAGTTATGCTCGTATAGCGACAACTAAAATTGAACAGGGTATGACTTTAAAAAGTATTGTATTAGAAGCATTAGCTGCTTTAGGTATTGAAGGCAGAACTAAAGTTACTTGGGGACTAATTAAGGCATTATGGGCAAAAGTATTTGTGCAAAATTCAGTTATCGCTACTACAATTAAAATGCACCTTGTAACTGGTGGTTTTACCCTAGCTATCGGTCTTTTAATAGCAGGTGTGATTTATTTAGTAACATTATATGGTCGCTGGACTAGTCAACAAAAAAGACTCATAGAATCTTTACAAGAAGGCGTTGGGACATTACAAGAGAGTATTACTGGCTATGAAAGGACCAGAGATGTTTTAAAAGAACTAATAAAAGAGCAGGAAGAACTACGCAATCAGGTGACTCGCACTGCCGAAGAAGAACAACGATTAATTGATATTCAAAGACAATTAGATAGAATTACCGGAGATTTAAGAAGAGAGTATGAAGATTTTACATTTGGTATTAGGGATGCTGCTGATGCGGTAGATGCATTAACTGATAAAATTGAAGAATTAAATATTGAACTTTTAAAACAAAGACAAGAGTTGATTTTAGCTGAATTCGCGCCAGAAATTGAAGATGCATTAGATGCAACATTGCGTGTGTTCCCTGAAATTGTATTGATGGCATTTCCTGAAGAGGAAGCGAGACTAAAAGAGGAAACAGATAATCTTATTCTAAGCATGATTAGAGAGCTAACTCCTGTTAGAGCTGATATGGTAGCTTTAGAGGAAGAATATGGATATTTTGGTGCTCGA